GTATACGGTAGAGACCTAACAGATACAGAAAAACAAGGAATTTTAAATCGTGGCACTGAATACGATATCGAGTTTCTTTACAGAGTTTTAAATGGTGACCCACTATCAAAGTCATTATTGTTAAACTACGACGGTGTAACTGCTGATTTTGGATATACTACCGGTGTTCCTTGCTGGTTAGTGTTAAACGAAAACTTACGTTATTACGGTTCTGTTGCAAGCTTTAACGTAAACCATGCTATGTTTGATTTAAACATGGTTCCTATGCTTAGCACTGTAAGCATTACATTTGCTCGTTACCCAGCTCTTTGGAATGAAACAGCTGCTTTTGGAACTGGAGCTTCTGTAGCATCTACTAAGGAGTACCTAAAGAATACTGGAAAGGCCCCAGCATGATAGAAAGAGTATCTAGATATTATGACGGTTCTTTAACACAGACAGAAGACAAGTATACTGGCGAGTATGTGATCTCTGTGTTTAGGCGTTTTCCTGACAGTAAATCGGTTAACTACATTACGTATACTTGGAAAGAAGGAGATAGCCTTTCTAGTCTTTCTGAAGTTTTTGGTGTTGGTGCTAAATACTGGTGGGAAATTATGGAAATCAACCCAGAGATTCAAGATCCTTTTGATATAGCAGAGGGTACTATTTTAAGGGTTCCTTATGGCAACTGAGTCACGTACACCTGCCCAAAAGAATTTTGTATGGAGCTCTAATGCAAAAGATAGCGACTTTGTTGCGTCATTTCCTAAAGCTCCTGATATGGAGCTCATATTAATTGGTGCTGAGCTACATCAAGATCCTGATGAACATGATCGTTTAGTACTTCACTATAAAGGAAAGCCAGCTAATAAAAAAAACTCTATAGTTTCTGGTGACCCAGTTCTTTTTACTTTTAGATCTGGAAAACTAACTTCTACTTGGAATGGCTATGTTCACCATGTGCGTCAAGAAAATACCCATCAAGGCGGTAATACCGATATCGTATGTGTAGGTGCTTCTTGGGTATTAAAGAATACTGACCAAAAAATTTATAAAAATGTTACGGCAGATCAGGTTATATCTAAGATTGCTAAAAAACACAGCATGGCTGCGGTTACTCAAAGAGACCCAAGAGTCCGTGATCAAATATCACAATCAGGACAAAGTGATTGGCAGCTTTGCCGAAGCTTGGCTAAGCAAAGTGGTTTTGCTTTGCGTGCTGAGAATACTACAATTATTTTTGTATCTAAAGATAAAATCTATCAAAGTAAAAAAAACTCTGCCCCTTATTTTAATTATATAGATGATGAGGTTGGTGGAGTAATACCTGCTTCTCTTCGTATGACTGGTACTATACTTTCTTTTGAACCTATGATTTCTGATCAAGCTCCTGAACATGCTTCACGTATAGACAGGGTTATAAGTGGAATCAACACTAATACCGGCTCTGCTGTAAAAGCTACTCACCCGCATATGGCTGAGGTTAAAGGAAACGCCGGTGTTGTTATACCAAATAAAACTTATTTTGTTAAGAAATTAGGTAAATAATGAGTAACTTTTCAACAAATAAATCTGATGGTACACAAACCGCAATTTTTAAAACTCATTACCCACATGAGGTTGTAAAAGATTTAACAAACTCTAAGCAAATAGCTAACTCGTATAGTCAAACTAAAAAGTATCAGCATAGAGCAAGAGTAACTATTGTAGGACATGCCACTTTGCGTCCCTATGATCCTATATATTTAGATGGTCTACCAAATGGTATGTCTGGTTACTGGACAGTTCTTTCAATTCAACACATGTTTGGTGGACGTGTGGCAAAGTACCTAATGAGTATTGAGGTTGGAACAGACATAGTTGGCAATGCAGATTCTAAAGCTAGTACTAGAGCTGATACTCGAGATGTACAAAATGATTTTGCTGGGCAGTCTTTAGTAGTTCCAGCATCTAAACTTACTGAATATAACCTATCTCCAAATGCTTCTACCCTTAACCCAAGCTATGGTCTTACAGCTAAAACAGCTGTTCAAAACAAATCTAAAGTTGCTGTCCCAAAAGTTACTGGAACAACGGCTTTTAAGGATACAGCCCCAAATTTAAATGGAATAAAAAATACGATAAAATGGTCCGCTACTAGTAGTGGAAAGGTATTGAAATGATAAACGATTCAGAGTATATGATGGATCCACAGGGTCGTCCTCGTTTTTATGGCATCTACTCAGGACAAGTAACTAGCGTTAAAGATCCTTTAAATAAAAATAGAATTCAAGTATTGGTTTATGGTCCTACTGGACTTGAGTCTCATAACTGGGCTCCTGCTTGTCTTCCAATTACTTCAGCTTCTTATCACCCAGATCATCAACCACATACCGCAGCTCAAATTGCAGCTCTTTTAACAACAACTGCAACAACAGCATCTGATCCTCAGGGTGGTTCTGTTACAATTCCTGCGCTTACAGTTGTAGCTAAAAGTGGGGGAGGTCAACTAAACCACCCGCATGTTACAACTAAAACTATGGTGAATAAAAATATTGTTGTATCTTCACCCACATCTACTACAGACACTTTAGAGGTCAGCACATATACTACTGCTAGCGGCCTTAGTGCTCCCGGAACTACCAGCTCTTCTACTAGCCTTAAGACTCCAGAGCATACATTTCACAGAACTGTTCCTGCAGTAAACGAATTAGTTTGGGTCATGTTTATTGCCGGAGACCCAGATTACCCAGTATGGATAGGAGTTCAATCATGAGTAAAGCACTTAGCTTTCCCTACACTATAAGCCCATCTGGGGTTCCCCAGTATACCGAGTCAGCCAGTAAAATATACCTGGATAAAGTGCTGACCCTTCTATCTTTCTATGTTGGGCAGCGACCTATGCTACCTAAATATGGAGTCGACTGGAGCCGGGTTTTGTTTGAAAATGATAGTGACGCTAAAACTGCTATCCCTATCGCTATCTCGGAAGCTGTTGCAAAATGGATTCCAGAGGTCAGCGTTACTGGGGTGGAATTTATTGGGGAAAATACTGACGGTACTGAAAACGTAGTGGTGTCCTTAAAGCTACCTGATGATACACTTACATCCTTAACTATTAACACAGGGCTAATCAACTATAACGGAACGACGACAGCGGGGTAATCATGCAAATTGACTATACATCTAGAGATTTTGCTGCATTAAAAGCAGACCTTATTGACCTCATCAAAGAGCGTACCAACACTACTTGGGACCCTACTGACTACAACGATTTAGGCCATGTGCTGGTTGAAACTTTTGCTTATATGGGAGATATTATGTCCCATTACTTAGATCGTATTGCAAACGAAACTACTATTGATACAGCTATTCAACGTAAGACTTTGCTATCTTTTGCTAAGCTTTATGACTATGTTATTTCTGGTCCAACCCCTGCTACAGTAAATATTACTTTTACTAATATTAGTAATAACACAATTGATATTCCAATTGGAACTCAGGTTATGGCACCTCTTTCTTTTGGTGCTTACTCTGAAGTATATTTTGAAACTACTACCTCAGCTACAGCTGTTGCTCCTGGCGCATCAATTTCACTTCTTTGTCAAGAAGGAAAAACAGTAAATACTGATAAGCCAGACTTAATTGATAGTACTTATAATATTGCTTTGCCTGCAAACCTTGGTACCTCAGATGGTAGATCTAACCAAGCCTTTACAATTCCGGAACCTGGTATTGTAAACAGTTCTATTACTGTATACGTTGGTCAAGGTGTTGCATTTGGTAACTGGAGCTATGTAGACAACCTATTTGAGTATGGTCCTAATGCTAAGGTATTTACTACAACTCCAAATGAAGATGGCACAATTGATATTGTTTTTGGAGACAATGTAAACGGTGCGATCCCACCAAGCGGACAACTTATTAGTGCAACCTATAAGGTTAGTGTTGGTTCTGCTGGAAACATTAAATCTTTGTCTGTTACTGAACTAACATTTTTTCCAGGTAGTGTTGACCCACAGGTTACTTCTTACTTTACAGTATCTAATAGTTCTCCTGCAACAGGCGGTGCTGATGGGGATACGTTTACTGATATTAAAAATAAAATTAAAGCTGCGGTTTTAACTAGACGTAGGGCGGTAACTCTTGATGATTTTGCTTACCTGGCAACCCTTGCTGAGGGAGTAGGAAAAGCAAGTGCAGCATCAAGCGTATATACAAATGTTAATGTATACGTTCAACCACTAAATGATGGGCAAGCCGCTACAGGCTACCCTCAAGCAAACATTGTTGGTATTGCTACAACAGGATCAGCTGTTACTTTTGCTACAGATACGGACCATGGTTTTTCTATTGGAAACACTATTAATATTTCTGGAGTTAACCCTGTTGCTTATAACTTACAAAATGTTGTTATTACTGCAGTACCTTCTACAGTTACCTTTACTGTAGCCAGTGCTCTTACAACCGCATATGTATCTGGTGGGTTGGCAGTATCACTTACTCCTACATCTTCTTGGACTAATCTTTCCTACGCTGTGCAAAGCTATATGGCCGATAAAATTTTAGCAGGAACAACTTTAAGCGTTCTTCCACCTACATATGTACCTATTTATTTATCAGCTACAGTTACGGCAGACTCTGCTTGGAAAAATTCAGATGTAAAACTAGGTATCTATCAAGCAATGCTTGGTGAAACAGGTCTGTTTTACTATGATAAAAATACGTTTGGTAGAACAATCCCTCTTTCTACTATCACTTCAGCAATTCAAAACGTACCTGGGGTATCTTCGGTAACTGTTACACAACTTTCTAAAGATGGTTCTGGTTCAGTAGGTACACTTTCTTTAGCAGCAAATGAAATTCCTTATCTTCTATCTACTAGCTTGGTTACTTCAGTTACTGGCGGAATCTAAAAAATGGCAAAGTACGGTACTAGACGATATGGTTCTGGAGTACGCTACGGTGTAACTTCTGTAGTAAGTGTTTACTATAACTCAAATATTTTTGCGTACTCAAGTGATTATCAAACGATTAAAATTAGTTGGGACCCTATTGTTCCAGATCCTAATGATCCATCGCCTACACATTGGGTTTTAGTTAAGAGTTATTCTGGAAATTTAGATAATCCAGATAACGGAATTACATTAGATGGGGGAACTTACTCTACGATTAAAACTTCTTATACCGATATTGTTACGGACATAGAAGATGTAGAAGTTTCTTACTCTATCTGGTTATTTAATGGTTCTGGTTGGAAATTTTGCGGAAAAACATACGCTATTTTAGTTGGAAACAAAAACTCTTTAGCTAAGATAAGTAATTGGCTTCCTAAAGTTTGGCTTAATCCGATAGATAATATTGGAGAAGGCCTTTCAAATTATGAAACTAATAGTTTAGTAACAACAATAGGCGTTTTTTCTTTTATGTATGACTATATGAGAGTTCAAGGAAGTTTACTAGCAAGATCTTTAGATCCGGTTTATACTCCTAACTCTTTATTAAATGCAAAAACTACAAGCTTAGGCCTTCAATATGAGGCTGCTCTTGGAGATGTATATAATAGATCTATTGCTGCTACTGGAAATATCGTTAACTCCTATAAAGGTACGCCAACAGGTTTAGTTGCATACACTACTGCTCTTACACACTGGGATGCTAAATACAGTCTTGGTCATAATATGATGCTTGACTACAATGATTCTTCTTTTGAACAATCAATAGGACGATGGGGTGTTTCTAGCGGAACCTTAACCGCAACAACTTACAGCTTGGCAGGCATCTCTGCCCCAACACCTTTTACAGATTTATCGTCTCCAGTTAGATCCCAAGGTTTAGGAAAGTTAACTACCGCAGCAACAACTCCAATAACTATGTCTTTGCCTGCTTCAGGTCTTGACATTAAAACTAATGGAATACCTATTTCCGGAAATACTAGGTATGTATTTTCTGGGTATGCAAGACGTACAGCTGTAGCCACAACAATATCTGCAACTATTACTTGGTATGACCAATTTGGAAATTCTATTAGTACTACTTCTGCAGGAACTGCACTTACAACAACAACTTCTTTTGCAGAGTTTACAAGCGCTTCAGATTCAGGAAGAAATGGAAAAATTTCACCATTAAACGCTAAATTTGCTAAAGTTACCCTGACAGTAACGCCGGCATCTTCTACCTCAAATATTGTTTACTTTGATATGTTTCAATTTGCTGAGCCTACAAGTAGCTTCATGTATGAAGATGCCCGTAAAATTTATGTCAATGTTGGTGGAGAGCTAGAAAATTATTTCTTTAATCCAGAAATGGAATATGGTTTAAGTTCTTGGACAGCTTTAAATGGTTCTTTATCTCAAGATAGTGTAACTACTGCAGCTATTATTCACGGAACTAAAGTAGGAAAATTAACATCTACTAACACAGGAACTACTGGTTTTATATCTGATTGGGTTGCTATAGAGCCTGGGCAAGAAATTATTGCTAGCGCAGCTATCTTATGTTCTGCAGCTAGAACTATGAAAGTACGATTAGAATTTTCTAACCAATCCTCTAAAGAGTTACAATCAGCAGTTCTTTCAGATGTAGATGGTCAGTACTATACTACTGATGTTTATACTATTGATAGTGATCCATTTACACTTTCTACTACATCACCTACCCGGGTATATGTTGCCGGTGTTACCCCTCCATTTTCTAAAGATGCTGGAAACCCATTAGTTAAGATAAGTTTTTATTCTACAGACAATGTTGCTGGGGATAACTATTGGTTAGATGGAGGGCTGCTGGAAAAATCAGCTACTGTAGATCCATTTTTTTCTGGCGATGGTGGAGAAACTATTACTGATCCAGTAACGCAAAAATACTATGCTCCTGCAGATTGTAAGTGGGAAATAAAAGAAGTTTATAACTACATGAGTAATTCTGGGTTTGAAACCAACACCACAGACTGGACTGCTGGTAGTGGAACCCTTACCCGTATTACTTCAGACACAGGTGGTTTGGGCCCTAAGTATGGAACTTATTTTGGAAAGCTTACCTATAGCTCTACAGGATCTTTAACTGGTACAGCTTATCTTGGTCTAGCAGCTGTGGGTGGAGAAGATTTTATAATCTCTATGTATGTTCGTAAAGCAGCAGCCACCTATACTCTTGGAACAAACAGCTTTACTATCTCAGCTGCTGAGTCTACTGACTGGAAGAGAATTCATACTGTAGTTCAACTAACTGCAGGACAAACCACAGTACCATTTACTCTTTCTGTAACAAACACCTCAGGATCAACCTCAACTTATTTTCATATTGATGGTGTACACGCAGAGTATGGTCGAATAGTAAACCAGTATTTAGATACTACATTAGGTACCGTGTTTGCTATCTCTAACCCACTTACTGCTGGTAAAACTATCTGGGCAAGTAAAGTTCAAAGTGTTGGTGGAGGAAAGAGCAGTTACTTTTCTAACTATAGTACAAAACTTAGTCGCTTATATGACACACTTAATGACTTTATGCCTGTTGGCTCTAGCTGGAGTATTAATACTGGAATTGACTCAGAAATTTATGAAGACCTTCCTGGAGCAAAAATTCCATCTTCATCATTTGAAACTAACCTGGGTGAATGGGTAGCAATAGCGTCTACATTACAAAGAAAAATTGCTGGGGGTACTCTGTTTGCAGACAATGTAACTCACGGTCAAGCATATTGTCGTGTAACTAGCACTGGTGTTGCAGGAACGTTTGGTCTCAATACAGGAAAAATATACCTAAATCCCGATGCTGGTTATTACTCTTCAATTGCAGTAAGACCTGTTACATCTGATGCATATGGCAACTACTCTCTTGTAGTTAGATACTATGACATTAACGACAATGAAATCGTTGTATATCAAGATAATCTTACTAATAATAAAACAACTAATTCTAAAGATGCTACAGGGGCAAACAACACTGTTATTACAACTGCTGCTAGAACCCAAACCGTAGCTGTTTCTCACACAGAACGTTGGGCTTATATAGGAAATTCTTTCCCAGTAAGCTCTATTACAGGAGCAGCGTATGCAATTCTAACTATTACCTGTACACCTACTTCGATAGTATCGGGGCAAGCCTTCGATGTTGACAGAGTTGTATTTAGAGAATAGAATAGATCTATGGGCATAGTAATGATTGCGGGATTAGCTACAGCGTGTATCTTAACAGCTGTAGAGAGTTTAATCAAACCACTAGGTAAGTGGCGAGGATTACTAGCGTTAATTCTAAGCATACTATTTTGCCTTAATCTGGGAACACCACTGTTACATTTAGTGGTTTATTCTTTAGCAACTACTTTTGTAGGCTTAACTCTATCGCTTGCTACAGAGCAAGTACTTACTGGAATCTCTCCACGACAAGCCCGCGGTTTGCCAAACAGGGTGGATAGGCTGTAGTATAGATAAAGAGGAGGGTTATATGCTAAGACCAATTGTTAACCCAAAGTTATCTTTACGAGCCAGATCGCTTTTCTATTACTTTGTTGAAAAGGGTCGGGTTATTTCGGCTGACGAATTACGAAGCACCAAGGAATTCCCTGAAGGTAGGGATGCTCTTCAGTCTGCCATCAATGAACTTAAGGATCTCAAGTACGTTAAGTCTGTCCGAGTACAGAATAACGGACAATGGATTGCACGTCTAAAATTTACAGAAGAGGCTAAAAAGCTGTTTTCTACCGACAACGGCTTTTCAGGGCACCTATACATAGACAACTATACAGCTACTAGTACTAGTGATATAACTACTAGAGCTAATATAGTTAAAGATACTAACGTATCTTTAACTATAGGGGCTGCGCCCCAAGAAGGAGAAGAGATGGGTTGGAATCTTGATGGGGATGAAGAAGCTCCTAAGACAAAGCGAGGCGAAGAAGAACCTGTTGCTGGCACCGTAGGTAAAATTGAAGACCGTCAAGCTCGCCTAAACGCAAAGTACAAAAAGCCAGTCAAGGCTCAGCGTGACAGCCGAGACAGAATCAATACTCCAGAAGAGCTTTGGTCAACTACAGATTTGATTGCAGAGTTCTACGATCTAGTTGAAAAGGCTGCACCAAATACGTCCAGCCAAGTTAACAACAAGTATCTTGCTACCTGGATCAATAAGCAGGTTGGCGAAGGAACGCAACGCTATGAGATTCTAAAGGCTATGCGTATGTTTTTTGCGGATCCACGCAACCTAAATGATCTTGGTATTGGCAAGCCACTATGGCAACGGTTCTTTTCATACTACCCAACAATTCAGGGAGTTGTTAAGAAGCCAGAGCAGCCAACATACTCGACAGATAAATTCAAAGCACATCAAGAAAAGATGATGCGACTACTAGAGGGAGAATAATGTACGACTTGTCTAAAGAAGCTCCAAGCATCCGGAAACAAATCGTACAGGCTGGTCTCCCAATGAAAACCATTGGGAAGGAATTCTCTGATTTGGATTCCACACCCGCCCTTGATGCAGTCAAGAAATGGGTAGCTAGAGTGGTCAATGGCGAGATCATTCAAAAGGCCGGATCTCCATCCTGCGGGCTTGGAATCATGCTGGTGGGTAATCCAGGTCACGGAAAGACTACAATGGCTTCTACGGCCCTCCAGAGCCTTATTAGGGGTATTCCAGGGGACGTCTTAGGTACTCCCGGAGGACTCCCAAACCGCATAGGCGGGTTTATGGACTATCCAAAGCTTTTGCGCCTACAGAAGTCCCAGTTCTCTGAAGAGGACGATGCAACTCAGATCCTACTTGACGGCATATATGGTGACTCGGATAGAATGAATAATGTAAGAGTTTTTGTTTTAGATGATATAGGCAAGGAATATAGAACCGCATCAGGTTGGGCAGAAAACACCTTTGATGCGTTGCTACGTTCAAGATTTAACGCAGGGCTTCCAACGATTGTAACTACGAACGTTCCCCTTGAGAATTGGGGAAGTGTTTATGGCGCACCTATGGGAAGCTTTGCTATGGAAGCATTTATACCAATCGAGGTAGAAGCACCACAGGGGGACAGACGAGGATGAAGGAAACTACTATGAGTTCATGGCAAGTTACGCAATTGTTTTTATCTGACTCTGGACCACATGAGGTTTGGATCAACGTTGATAATAAAAAGCTGCGCTGTAATTGCGAAGGGTTTAACACACGCAATTCGTGCAAGCATACCCGCTATGTTTCAGACAAGATGAAAAATAATTCCGGGGTATATCCAGTAGAGATTTCTAACAAAGCTCCTGAGACTGATGCAGCCTTAGCAAGTTTAGATCCTATTATGTTTAGAGATTTCTTACTGAAGTACGGCAAGATCGAAGTACTGTAAAAATGCGTGGGGGCGATATTTCAAATGAAACTCCTATGCGGGTTGTGGTTACTTTGGATTGTATCCTTGATCGCAGGCCCACCTTTAAAAAGGTACTTGGTGTGGCGGTCAGTGGTGAAGAGACTACGTACAATAGACAGTCGTTATCTTTATTCTGGCGATTTGCAGAAACCTACTCTTACAAGTTAGAATTAGTAGGGTACGGTTTTTCTCAAAAAGAGATGGACGAAGTTCTTGAAGATCTAGATAATCTTGGAACTAATCCTTTCAACTACGCAAAGGCTTATAGGGTTCCTGCAGACCTTGTTGCAGAGTTACCGTACAGGCCAGAGCTAAAGCATGTAATTGATATACCCGAACGTGGGCTACGTTACGGGCGTTGGTATTTAGATATGGGGGCAGCCGGTGGCAGCAGATAATGAAGAGAGATTAATATCTCGAGTTGTAAGGACTCGGGAAATTATCCCTGCCTTAGAAAAAGGCGTAGACGATAGTTGGTTCTTTGTTGACGAGAATCGTGCTGTATGGAAATTCATTCGTACTCATTGGACTCGTTATCAGGAGATTCCTAGCGCCGTAACGGTTAAGGATAACTTCCCAACATACCGGCTACTTGCTGTAGAAGATTCTCTAGACTATCTTGTAGATCAACTAGTTGAATATCGTAGACGTCAAAAGACTATCGAGGTAGTTCAGACTGCTGCAGAGCTTATTGCTTCTGGAAACCATGACGGTGCTATTGCAGAGATGAGCTCTGGAATTGCAACTATCTATGATGAGGGTGTTTCTCAATCTAGCGATGTAGATTTGACTAAGGATCCTGACAAACGTTACCAGGAATACTTAGATATTAAAACTCGTGATGGCGCCCTACTTGGATATAGAACAGGGTTTAGAACCATTGATGAGGCAACTGCT